TCCAGCAGTACCTCGAAGCCAACCGTAATCTGTTCCCGCCTGAAGTCTATGAGAGAGCCATCGCCGATCTCCAGGCGTACAATGCGGAATTGCGCCACACCGATACACTGACCAGGGCGGTCAAGCAGTCGGCGGAACAAGCCATCGCGGGTGGCATCATGACGATGTTCGACACACTTGCGCAAGGTATAGCGAATATCATTACAGGGGCCGGGTCGCTGAAGGACTTGTTCTCCAATCTCGGCCGCGCCGCGCTTAGCTTTGCTGCGACATTTGCCAAGGCCATAGCCGACGCGATCATACAGATTTATGCGTTGCGGATCGCGAAGAGCTTGATCGGAGGTTTCCACGGCGGCGGCACGGTCGGCGACTATGGCAGCGGTCAGATGAAGCTGTCACGGAACGTCGGTATGCCCGATCTCTCCGGCGTGCCGCGCTACCACAACGGTACGCAAGGCGCTGGCCTGAAATCGAATGAGATGCTGGCCGTCCTAGAGAAGGGTGAGAAGGTCACGACCAAGGAACAACAGCGTCTCGAAAAGAACCGTCTCGCCGCTGCCGAGAAGGGCGGCGGGAGCTTGCGCCAAGTACTCGCCTTTGGTGACGACCAGGTTGCGGCAGCGATGCAGGGCAACGCCGGAGAACGCACGACCGTCACCCACATCCGGCGCAACGTCCCGATGATTAAACAGTTGTTGAAGGACTAGAATGGAACCGGGATTCCCTGTCTGGAGCATACGGCCGAACTGGCGGGATGGCGTGTTGGAGCGGCTGGAGTGGCTGACCGACGTGCTGAGATCGTCCACGGGTGTCGAGCAGCGCCGCGCACTGCGTCTATCGCCGCGCCGGTACGTCGAGATCACGGTAAACCCCACGCGCAATGAACGGTCTTTTCTCGACTTGACGATGCACAGGATGGGTAGCGACGAATGGCTGTTCCCGTTGTGGTTCGACCAAGGGAAGCTATCGGCCGACGCGGCGCTTGGTGCGGTGAGGGTGGACTTCGACAACACCTATCGCGAGTTCCTGACAGGCGGGTTCGCCTTACTCTACCAAGATGCGTTCACTTGGGAAGTTATTTCCATCAGCGGGCAGGACGATACAGGCTTGGACCTGGACGTGGTGCTCGACGGCCCTTGGTCGGCAGGGACGAAGGTCTATCCACTGCGCAAGGCATACCTGTCAACGGATACGTCCCTGGACGCCTTGACGACGACCGTGGGCGAGTCTGTGTTGTTGTTCCAAGTGATCGAGCCGAACGACTACACCGCGACCTCTCCGGCTGACCTGACATTCGAAACAATCCCGGTTATCGTCACGCCGCCGAACCGCTCTCAGACGATATCGACACAGCACGTCCGGATGTCGTCCGAGCGGGATAACTCCACAGGCATACCCTATCGAACCGACCCGGCCGGAAGGGCTTTCCAAGTCCAAAGTCATAGCTGGTTGAAGCAAGGCCGCCAGGCACAAGCCGAGTTCCGTGAGATGCTATACTGGCTTCGCGGCCGTCAACGCGCTGTGTGGCTGCCGTCTTTCAACGATGATCTCGTTGTCAGCCGGGACAGCGCGATTGCGTCTGTCAACCTTGACATCGAGGACATTGGATACACATACGCCGGAAGCGGCGTCGCCATCCCCGGCCGAGACGTCGTGCTTATCAATGGCAGCACACCGGCCAGGGTGACGGAACTTGGTGCGCCGCAGTCCGCTACAGAAGAGCGCCTGCGTATCGGTGCGGGGTTGGCCGCCGCAGTGGTTGCGGGGGATACGGGTAGCTTCATGTCTACGGTGCGGTTGAACCAGGACGTCGTGGAACTTATGCACCACACCGATTCAGACGGCCCGTTGGAATGCTCACTGACGTTCCAGAGCTTTAAGAACTCGCGTGATGCCTCCGGCACGATATACCTTCCGATCCCTGAAACCGAGATGGATGACTTCCCTTGCGGGCTGGAACTGGTGTCGATTGTCAACGTGGACGCGGACGTCCATGGCGGCAGCACGGCCACGTCGATGTTGGCGAACGGGATTACGGTCTCCGGCTTCGATCCGAGCGATGTGCTCTACTTGACACTCCCGCTCGGTCAGACATTCGTGGCCTGGTCGCCGTGGGGCGACCCCTCGCCCGCGAACCTTGGCAGCAGCGGCGCACGTAATGTATTTTGGGCCGTTGCGGATAATAACCCATCACAGGTCTTTGTCCTAGGCGACGAGCCTCCAGACGACCCTTACATCTATGACGGATACGAAGCGGCCCGCCAAGCTTTCGGCGTCAGGACGCTAACAGGTTACTCCACTTACACGTTCGGCATCATTGATTCGCCTCTTGGAGATAACTCTGGTGGCCTATCTATCAGGATCGACAAGTAGCCATGGCTTTCAACGACGCAGAGATCAGCACGCAAGACGGCCAACCGATAGCGTTTTACCTCCTGCAATGGGGCGCGACGGTATGGGCCTACACGTCTGCCGACCGCAACATCACACGCAGCGAGATAATCGGCGGAGTACCTACGGACGTTGAATACCTGGCGGTGGCTGTATCAGACAAGGGCATGGTGCAAGGCGGATCATCGTCTAACGATTTCACGATGGACTGTCCAGCGAACTTGCCGATTGTCGATCTCTTCCGGGGCACCCCTCCGAGCAAGTCCATATGGATGACGGTTCGTCGCAAGCATCAAGCCGAGGCTGACGCTCCGATCTACTGGATCGGCACAGTTAACAACGTGAAGCGGTTAGGGGACGCGGATGCCCAAGTGATAGGTAAGCCGCTGACGGCATCGTTCAAACGCACCGGTCTGCGCCTTTGCTGGACGCGGGAGTGCCCACACTTCCTGTACGACCCCGGTTGCAAGGTCGATCCAGAGGACTTCCGCGTGGACGCTGTTATCGGCTCTCTTACGGGAAACACCGTGACGCTTGACACCGTGGGCGGAAACCCTGATGGCTGGTTTAACGGCGGTTTTATTTCGTGGGCCATCAATTTAGACGGCACCACGGAACAGCGCATGATAGAGTCGCATACTGGTCTAGTCCTGACCATGCTCGGATTGACGGATGGCATGACTGTCGGCGATGCAGTCGCCATCTATCCAGGATGTGACCGCACGCCGAACACATGCCAGAGCAAATTCAACAACCTCGCGAACGACGGTAGTTTCAGCTTCATGCCGGGGCAAACGCCGTTCGGGACGTTGATCTTTTAGGAGCTAGACCAATGCCGATGTTTGCTTGGGCGTTGATCGCGATGGTGGCGAGTTACGTCATCACGGCCCTGACTATGAAGGTGCCCAAGCCGCAAGGTCCTGCATCGCTGGAAGACTTCGACATCCCGCAGATAGACGAAGGAACGCCACATGCAGTTGTCTTCGGGGACGTGTGGCTGGAAGGATGGTTCGTTCTCTGGTATGGCAACTATCGGACGACCAAAATAAAGTCGAAGGGCAAGAAGTGATGACGGAAGTAACTTCCGAACCTCGTGTATTCATGCGACATCTTCGGGCTGCCGGACTCTGCGCCGACTCCAAGATATGGTGGAAGGACAACGGCCTTGACTGGAGGGATTTCGTCAAGAACGGCATACCAGGCGAGACACTGATAGCCACAGGCGACCCGTTGGCCTTGAAGCCAGTAATAGCAGCGAGGGCGGAGCGCGATGGGCAGTAAAAAGAAGACCATAGGCTACCGCTATTTCATGGCGATCTTGAGCGGCCTTTGCCGTGGTCCTATCAACGAGTTCGTGGAGTGGAAGGCGGCCGACAAGACCGCATGGACAGGGCCTATCACCACTAACACCCTGTCTTCTGTGAACAAGCCCAATCTGTTCGGCGGCGAGAAGAAAGAAGGGGGTCTGCAAGGCCCGTTCTATTTGGCTATGGGGGGCGACACGCAAGTTTACCCCGGCGCGCAAGGATCGCTTCCCGACGTCAAGACGTCCATCGGGACAGGTCTCGTGTCCGAGTTCCGGGGCGTAGTGACCTTGTGGTTCGACGGTCTAGTATCCGCCATGAACCCTTACATCAAGGAGTGGAAGTTCCGCGTTCGGCGATGGGATAAAGGCTGGTGGCAAGATAATCCATGGTATCCGGCCAAGTCTGTGATCTACCTTAGCGGTGGTCAGATCAAAGCCATGAACGGCGCGCACATGATCTATGAGTGCTGTACTAATCCACAGTGGGGCCGGGGCCTTCCGGCGACGCAACTGGACGAGAATAGCTTCATCGCGGCTGCAAATACTCTGTGCGCAGAGACCTTCGGCCTCTGCCTAGCGTGGTATCGGAAGGAAGATATCGACGTATTCATCAACAAGATTTTAGACCTGATAGGCGGCGTGCTCTATACGGATCGCGAGACAGGTCTTGTCGTGCTTCGCTTGATACGCGACGACTATGACCCCGACGACCTTCCTCTGTTCACGCCTGATAGCGGTCTACTAGACATCAAGGAGGACGATTCAGGATCGACTGATTCCTCGTACAACGAAGTCATTGGTACAGGCCGCGATCCCATCACTAACCAGGATTTCCAGATGCGAGCACAGAACCTTGCATCTTTCCAGGCGCAGCAATCAGTGTCCTCTCTTGACCAGGATTATCGTGGCATCCCGACGAAGGAACTTCTCGGCCGGGTGGTGCTCCGCGATATGCGGGCTAACGCGGTCGGCTTGAAGCGGTACACGGTCGTCCTGGACCGTCGTGCATGGCGCTTGGCTCCCGGTATGCCTTTCCGGGTTAGCGATCCGAACCGGGGCGTGAGCAACATTGTGTTGCGCGCCGGAGAGATCGACGATGGCGACATGATAAACGGGCGGATCACAGCCAAGACGGTGCAAGACGTCTTCGGCCTGCCGTCCACCAGTTACGTCGTGCCGTCCGAACCCGGTTGGACCCCGCCCCCGACTGTAGCCCTGCCAGCAGCAGAAGAGCGCCTTGTCGAGGCCAGCTACCGCGATATCTATAGGATCGTTGGTTCGGGCGATGCCGAGACGGCTCCGGTAGACGCTGCGTACATAGGTCAGCTTGCTATTGCGCCGAACACCACAAGTTATCAGTACGACCTAGCCACGAAAGCGGATGGCGAACCAGACTATGAAGTACAGGCGACGGGGAGCTTCACCGGCAACGCCAAGTTAACGGCCGACATCTCGGAGACGGAAACGTCTGTCGTACTCTCCGATCTCCAGTCATTCAGCGTGGATAATCTCGGCGAGGCCATGTACTTGGGCGATGAACTGGTGCGTCTCGATGCCCTTGATGAAGGCACCAGCACCGCTACCATTGCGCGGGGCGTAGGCGATACGATACCTCAACCACATTCAGCCGACGACATACTCTGGACTATTGATGACGATCTCATAAACGATGGTCGCGTCTATACCGAAGGAGAGACGGTCTTCGCCAAGGTGCTGACCCGCATATCGTCTGATGTACTCGACTTGGCTGATGCGACGGAACAGTCCTTGGTCATGGTAGCGCGCCAAGGGCGGCCGTATCCTCCTTCAGACGTCAAGGTTGACGGAACCAGCATATACTCGTTGACCGGAGAGCACGGGGAGCCAGTGCTGACATGGGGCACGCGGAACCGGATTACGCAGGCTGACCAGCTTGTAAGCCATTCGGAGGCCAGTGTTGCACCAGAGGCCGGGACGACCTACAACATTCGAGTCTACGATCCCACTGATCTAGTCACCCCGTTGCGCACGGTTACAGGCTTGAGCGCGACGACTTGGACTTACGACGCCACGATGCAGGCGGCAGACAACCCGCCATCTTACGTCTTTATGGAATTGGAGAGCGAGAGAGATGGCATCGTATCTTGGCAACACTATCACTTCCGAGTTATCTTGCAGTCCGGTTGGGGTTACGGTTGGGGCCTCAATTGGGGCGGGACATCATGACGGAAGTAACTTCGGAGAATTAACATGGTAGCACGGACACTTCCGAATCTCGGCTTGAAAGCCTTCTACGATCTTGGCGAGGACGGTTGGAAAGATGACCAAGATTTAGGGTTGTTGAAGCTTTCCGTCCTTGTGCAAGCCGGGGTGATAAGCAAGGTCAGCGCGGAGCCAGGAGCGCCTTCGGATGGCGACGTTCACATCTTGGATGAGACTCACGGGACGCGTCCCAACGAGATCGCAATCCGGGATGACGGAGCGTGGGTCTACGTCGTGCCTCTGGAAGGCTGGCTGGTATACAACCGCACCGCCAACTATTTCGAGAAATTCGACGGCAGTGTATGGGCCGAGTTCGCGGCAGGTGGCGGAGCTTCGTACCCCGCCGTCGTGACGATCAGTGGGACGAGTCAAAACCTACTAGCTTCGCACGCAGGGCAATACCTCCGGTTCACCAACGCAGCCGCCAAGACGCTTACCGTACAGGATGACGCCGACGAGGCATTGGCCGCCGACACTGAGTACCATATACGAAACGTCGGCGCTGCCGATCTCACCATCGTCGAAGACACCGCAGTAACGGTCAACCCGCCGAACGGCGGAACCCTTGTCATACCGAGTGGGGGGACGGCGACTTTGAAGCGCGTCGCGACTGATGAATTTGACCTTATGGGCCAGGTGGTGGCGGCATGATTCCGGGGATCATAGCGGGAGCGGTGTTCGGAGTTGCTGGTGCGCCATCCCCAATTCTTGTCACGGAAGACCAATACTTCTATCATGTCAGCTTCCAGGCTGATGCTACCGGTCAAGGAGATGGAACAGCATACACAACAGATGAAAGTCGTTATGGGCATACGTTGACCTATAACGGTGATGCTGCAATATCATCAGAAAAATTCGTTTTCGATGGCACCGGTGATTACCTGCTGAAACCTACCGGACGTCAGAACTTATTCACCCCCGGTGCTTATACATCGTGGGAGTTGTTCGGCGTTGAGTTCACTGCGATTAGCGGTGATCGGATTCTGTTTGCCAACTATCGCGCTGATAACGGTGGACATGGATGGCGTGTCAGGTATAACGGAACTGATGGAAAGTTCTATTTTGATGCTGCCTCTTCGGTAAGCGGAACATTGAACGCTTATGAAGTCGCGACTTGGACGCCCCTTACTGATGGCACTCCATATGATATTCTAGTGACGTGGGACCGTGGAACTGTGCGCGTCTATGTAGATGGCGTATTCTTAGGATCAGTTGCTTGCACTGAAACGCCTCCACTGACAACGAATGTTGGGGTATCTATCGGATGCGATTTTGGAACGAGTAATACACCTCGCAACTTTCTTAGTGGAAAGATCGCTGCGGTTAGGCTCACTCGCGGCCTGGATCGGGCGGGCGCATCAACAACAGTTTACCAACGCCACGCATTGCCATTGACTACAACGCAAGACACTCCCGCTGACTCATTGTGGGATAAGGTCGCGTTCTTAATGCACGGCGAAGGAGCCGATGCGAATCAATCCTTCCGGGATCGCAGTCCTTATGACCGCACAGTTAAGGTCTATGGTGCTGTGCAAAACGATACCGATATAAGCGTTGGAAATTCGCCCAGCATAAAGTTTGATGCTGACGCTAACAAACTTGAGTGCTTTTTCGGGGACGAACTAACTATAACAGGCCTCGACTTCTGCTTCGAGGCTTATGGCTATTGCACTGGTCTTGCTGCTGGCATCAATCAGATTTTCGGT